ATACTCTACTCCATCTACTTCAATCGGATTTGTACTTGTAATTGGCATAATTTCTATTTATATATATGTTGCTGATTCTCTATTTGTCCAAGCTACGTTTGTAGCAGTTGCAGTAGTTATTGAACCACTTGCAGCTATTGTTAATCTTTTTATAGTCCATACTGTTGAACTTTCTGCACTTCCATTTGGAGCAGTTCCGCAATAATTGATATTATTATTTGATGAATTATTAGCATTTCTTCTTTCGCTAACTATTTGGTTTAAATTTTTATTTTTCCAAAGTGATGTCGAACTTTCATAAGATAATAATTGTTTGTCTGCAATTCCATTTATAGCTACATCGTGAATCTCTGCTAACTCATAACCGTTTTGTATACCTACTTCGATTTGCCCTTGTGTTGGGTGTACTCTTGTAACTTTACCTACATAAACTAAATGCGTAGGAGCTAGTATTTTTGTTTCTGTATATGTACCAGCAGTAACTCCACTCAAATAAAGTTGCGCTCCCTCTGTGAATGCAGAAGTATTTAATCCGCTTAAATCTCCTAGAACAACACAATTTCCTAATCCATTATTTAAAATGTCTGATTGTAATAGTCCAAATGTACGTGAACTTAAAGCATCGGTTGTAGCTAGTGCCTTTGAGACTAGTGCTTTGTTTCCATTTGCTCCACTAATATAAACTACTGTTCCCTTTGTTAAGGTTGCACCGGTCATATTCTTAACCTCTCTCACTATTGTTGAAGCGGTACCAGCAGTTGGTATATCTAAAGCAGTTATAAAAGGATTAACTCCGTCTGCTCCGTTATTAGTTAACTGGCTTGTTTGTGTTACTGCTGCTGGAATAGTTGGCTTATTTAGTATTTGAGCGTCTCCACTTACTGCGTTCCAGTCTGCATTTACATTTACTTCTGCTCCGGCAGCTATTCCAGCAAGTTTATTTTTTTCAGTAAGTGAATATTGTTTGTTTGTAGTTCCGTCAAGTATATTATCTTGGTTTAAAACTACGTCTCCTACTAAAGTATTTACAGATGTAACCGCTCCGCCTCCTCCAGTAATTGTATTTACGTTTATAGTAGTTAGATTAGGTTGAATAGTTAATGCAACTGTCTCTATTACTGGACTTATATTTATATCTATTATATCTGCCATTTTATCTAGTTATATCGCATTCAATTAAAAATTCTCCACTTAACCAAGTCTTTATTGTTCCGTCTGCGAATAAGATTTCTAAATCATATAAGTAATTACCGGATGCTATATTTATAATTTGCTTGTTTATTCTAAATAAGCCTCCAGCAGCGTTTGTAATTGTTATTCCAGCACTTGCAACCGAAGTCAAAGATAATGCAATAAGGCCTCCGCATTCAGTTCGTAACTGCATTCTAATTGTTGCACCGGTAAGATTAACAACTACACTATTTTTAATTAAAGCAAAGTTAACCGCCTCAAATGTATCTCCCTTTATATGTGTAAAATTATAACTCATTTCTTATTTTGTTTGCTTAAGTATTGCTTTACTTTCTGTAAGTTTTCTTTTTTTATCTTATATGCGATAAATTTATTTTTTGGCTCTTTCATAGTACCCAGTTGCAAGGATTAGCTTTTTGGTCTGGGTACATATCGCTATCTCTATTGGTCCAGTACTCTGGGAATTTAGATGCTGCGTTTATACCCATATAATCTATAAATCTAGTAGCGTAAAAGTCTGCAAAAGTTCTATGTTTTTGAACTAATATATCTAACTCTTCTCGGCTTGGAGTTTCGGAGTTTTCGCTTCTATGTTTAAATACTCCTCCGTTTCTTATTTGATAATTAGCGAAAGGCAAATAGTCAATCATAGCAAAGTGAATAAGCATCGGCTGAACATAATCCTTAACCAAGTTTAAATAATCTCCGGTTAATGTCGAAGTATTTATTTTGGTTGTGATTGTGTTGTATAGTTGAGTACCTAAATAATTCTGTACGTGCATCTGTTGAGCAATTTTAATAAACTGCATAAACAAGTCAGCGTCTACGTTTCCGTTAAGGATTGTATTTGCTTTTAGGTCTGTTTGTGTTATGAATAAAGTTGTAGCCATTTCTTATCCTTTGTAGTTTGGGTGATGTCCGTTGTTTGGCATATCTATCGGAGCAATTTTTGAATCAATTAAACCGGCTGGAGTTGGATTGTAACCCTCAATACTTGCAACCTCTTCGCTAGATGCTAAAGATTTGTCTGCGTAAGGTGTTCCGTCTGTTTTAGTTTTTAATCTGTAAAGATTCTCATTCCAAAAATGACCGCAATTAACTCCTCCTTTAAATCTAAATAAAGAGTAATTTTCTCCCTTGTGTCCAAACTCATTATTTACTCCTTGAAAGGAAGCCATATCTATATCCTCTTTGCGATATACTACTCCGCTATTTGTACGTGACATCATATTTACGCAAAATTCTCTTGAGTTTGTACTCTTGTATTTTTCTGCATACTCATAACGCACTTTATAAATGTCTCTATCTAAATAACTCGCTTGACTTGGACTGCTCTTTATAAATCCTCCTAGTTTTGTATCTTTTTTTGGCTTAATATGTTGCTTTGCCCAGTCTTCAATACTTATATTATTATCGTCAAACTCTCTTTTATCTACTAATTCCCACTCATCCGATACAACCTCTCCGTCAAAAGAATTAATATCAAAACATTCGTGGTCATCGCTTAAAGTTTGTACTGGTGCTGCTTGTGGAATAGTTGCTTTTAAACCTACTAAAGAGCGTATCTCGTCAGCAGTCATAGATTCAAGTACTTTATTTGCAACCAAAGGACTTAAAGCGTTTATTCCGTCTATAATTGTGTTAGATTTTTCAGTAATAGTTAAGTCATTTACTGCGTCTAAAGGTTGTAATGTTTTAAAGTATAAATCTAAAGTGATTCCGTTATATGCTAGTATGTTATTTAACTCTTTTATGATTAAGTTTTGGAATGGTTTAATAACTGTATTTTGCATTAAAATAGTAGCGGTCTGCAATTCGTCTGCATTGTTACCAAATCCGGTATTATCTTTAATACCCAAAAGTAACGGACTTATAACTCTATGAGATACCATTATTTTACGCATACTTTCGTCACTTAAAAATTGGTATTGATTATGAGCATCGCTTAACTGGACCGGAGTGATAGTTGCACCGTAATCATTTGAATCGTTAAAAGATAAAATAAATCTTCCAGCGTTTGAAGTACCAGAGAATTTTTGTGTTATGGCTCTTTCGATATCTCTTTGCTCATCCTCTGTTGGAGTTCCATTGTTGAAGTTGATTAACATAGACGGAGCAAGTCCATTCATTATATTGTTTAAATGGTAGTTGCTTATTTCCTCTTCTAATTCGCAGTATTGTAATCCTCCTTGCCAATCTGGCGGAGAGTAATAATAGAATCCAGTTTTATAAGGTTTAATGTATAATATCTCTTCGCTCTCTTGACTTGTGCCAAATGCCGGTATTGGTTTTGGAGGATTCTGTCTACTTACTTTGGTCCAATCGTCTGCATAAAAATAAAACTCAACCTCTCCGTCCTCGTTACATTTTCCACTACGCAAAGTTTCAATAGGCCAGTGATTACATTCTACTATACGAGTTCTGTCTATTGAATAAACTACTTGAATAGCACATTGTCCCATAGCTTTTAAATCGTAGCAAAGTCTCTCTGTTGTACTATCGTCAAATAATAACATCGCTTGTGCAAAGTCCTCCGGCTTAATTTGAGCATCAGTAGCGTCTAATCCTTGACCGAATATCATTTGACTTATTCCGTTTACGATTGCGTTGTTTGTAGGACTTCCATTTATACGGTCTTGAATATATCCAAAGTAATTATTATCATCTCCGTAAGAAACCCACTCTTGATTTCTTACTTCGATAATTCTAGGACTTGTATAGGTCGCCAGATTGACTATTCCAATGCCGGTATTTTTAGGTTTTAATTCTATTTTTTTTCTCATATTATTGCAGTACGATAAAATCGTTATTGTTTGTATTCAAGGTAATATAATTACCGTTGTTTATAGAGTAGTTTTCAGTACTCTGGTTGGTCGAAAATAGTCTATCCTTATATAAGACCTCACTCGATGCATTTAAGACACTTAATTCAAAGAATCCGCCCTCGTATAAACAATTTAAATTGCAGTCTATGTAAACTAAATCGTAAACATTTGGATATACATTTGTAGGCGTAAAAGTAAAGATTGTATTTTTCTGCTCATCTCTGACTTTTAAAGTTAAACTTTCTCCCTCTATGTAGTTTCTAGGGATTGTTATAAATCTTTGAGATGCGTTATCTTGGTTTACTACTGTCATAGTTATATAACGTAATTTTATTTTTTTTTGTAAATAAAAAAGGAGTGAAACTAATCACTCCCTTTTATCACCGATTAAACCTCTTAAGACTGACTTTATTACGGTGTTATTTGTGTTGCAGAAGTATGCGAAGTTATAACTGTGCTAGTTACGAAAGGAGCAAGTATTGGCTCTTCGGCAGTAATTGTCAAAGTATATCCGTTCATATCTCCTAATGCAGTACCAGTTGAAACTGTCCCGTTCACGTTACAACCTCTAGTTAAACCAACTGCAAAATAATTTCCGTTGTTGTCTTCTACAAAAACGTGAGGTCTTTGAGAAATCATTTTTTGTAATTCTACTTGTGTTGCCACATCCATTTTTGTCAATACCGCAGTAACAGTCTGAGCATAAAAAGTAGTACCATTCTCATCACTTGACGTAATAGTTTGTTCTAAATTATTTCCTCCCTTTACTTCGTATTTATACCAGTTTGTCCCAGTTCCTCCAACCGCAGTCAAAGTCCCAGCAGTAATAGTCAACGTCCCTAGTGTACCATAGTCAGCAAAATATACTGTTTTGATTCCACCTACTACGTCTTTGCAAGGTAACTTTCTACCGGTAGCCATTAAGCAAGTACTCATATTTTTTTTATTTAAAAGTTAATAAATTGCCTCCCATATTTCAGAGAGGCATTTTAATTTAATTATGCTATTCCGTAAGTAACTGCGTCTGCTCCGATACCTACTTGGATACCTCTTGAGAAACGTGCAATAAATCTAACATTTTTGCTTCCATCGATGTCAGCCATATCAATCGTTTTAACAACATTTGCATCGTCAGCCAATCCAAATCCTACAAATAAGTTAGAGATTTCAGCAGCTACCATTGTGTTTGCTGGTAATCCATTTGCAACGAAAATTTGTACTCCGTCAAAAGTTAAATCTCCTCCATTGTACCAAGTTGTACCGGCAGCGTTAACCCCAGCATTTGAAGTAGCAGCAACAGAGAAACCTCCTAACGCTCTTACGTATGCTTTAGCAACGTTTTGAGAAACATATAATCTTAAGTCTTCGCTTCCGTATAATGCTGCTGGAATTGCATCAACTACTCTTCCCATTTCTGCAATAACATTACTTGAAGTAATTGACAAAGGAGTTCCGATTACAGTTGCTCCGTCAGTTCTCAATAATTTACCAAGTCCGTTAGTAGCATTCCAAAGGAAAGTTTCTGTATCGATAGCGATATCTTTTAAAACTTTAGCAATAAAGAAATCAGAGAAAGTTGCCGGCATCACATCGAATGAACTGTAACCCATTTCAGCCGCTTGCCAATCTTGCTCGAATGGAGTCTTGCACAAGCTCAAATTTACTTGTTTTTCTGCTACTGTTAGCACTTTGTCAGATAAAGTAACTGTACCAGCATCTGTAAAATCGCAAGTTGCGTCTGCTACTAAACCAGAGATAACTGCTTTCTTAACTGTTGTTTTATATTTCACGTTTGGAATAACTGTTACTCCATTGTTTGCGATTGTGTTCGCACTTAATACCGCAGCTGCGATATATTTACCGGCAAATTCTCCGGCATAATTTGATGTAATTGTTGGTTGGTTTGGCAT